CCGCAAGGCGAGACGCTCAAAAGCAGCGCGTGAGAATTGGCGCGTCACATCGAAATTGCCACGCCGGGAGAAATCCTCCCACGCCTCCTCAACCTTTGCTCTCGCGTTGTTGTCCGCACTGTTCGACAAGCCCTTTTTGCTCCTCGCATCGGCTCGACGGGCGAGCGATTTCATGCGGATGCCATGTTGCCCGATGACGTTGGATTCCAAGGCCATTAACGCGCCCTCGATGTAGCCGTCATTCCGCTCAGAATCCCGCGCACGGTCGCGCAGTGACTTGGCATCCTGCTTGATCGCGTTATCCGCTGGGCCTGTTCCTGCGACCCAATCGTTGGTGTATCGAGTCCCCTTGGCCGCGTCGAAATTGCGCGTGCGAATGGGCTTGTTGTTGGGGCCGTAAAGGAGAGGTTTCATTCAAATCTAGAGTAAATGGTGCGACCGTTGGAAAGCCCTGCATCAGCGCGAGCCTTGGCAATCTCCGTGTCAAGATCGCGCCGGTATTTGGTCAAAAGCTCGCGAGCGTCCATCAAGGATATCTTGGTAATCGGCACGCCTCCGACCGTGTAAGTCTCAAGTCCCCGGCCTTCGTCATCGCTGATTCTGCCCTCAAGGTGGGCTTCCAAAGCCCTGACCATTTTCCGCGCATGACTCGGCAGCGGAGCGCGATCCGGCGGCGCTTGCAGCGTGATGTTGCCGATAGACTCAACCGACCGAATCCCTGCCACCTCGAGCGTCAAGGCAACGACGTAGATCCCGGCTGGCAGGTTGGCCGTCTTTTCGGGCGCATAGGTTGCGGTTGCCGTTGTATCTGAGACTGACAGCTGAACAGTGACCACCTCGCCAGTGTCGATGCTGCGAAAATGAGCCGATCCTGTAGCGCCTGAGGTTACAGTCGCCGTAAATTCGATGGATTCGCCGCAGAATGCGCGGGAGGGTAAAGCTGCCATATCGGAGGCATCGACAAAACAAAGCCCGATTTCAAGGCGCTTTTGGTTAATCGGCTACGAAATCGAGAGTATATTCGCGCTCTTTACCTCGATCTGGCAGGTTCTTGGCCGCATATTCGGCATACTTTTTGGCAATCGTGGCAAAGGCAATGTCGAGCTTTTTGGCTGCGGCAATGTTGTAGACGCGAACGTCGAGCGGTTCGTTCCGGTCGCGCTTGTCCTTCTTGTCGAAGAACTCGTAGAAGCTCCCGTCTTGTCCTTTCTTCAGCGTCACCTTCTCGATCAGCAGGCGCTGGAAATATTCGGGTGTATACCCATGGCCGCTGGGAAAATGCATGTAATTATGCGGGAACGCGGAAGATTTGCGATCTTGGCGCAGGGCCGCGTTCTGATAAATCATTGACTTGCATTCGTGCGTGCCGATCTCAAAGAACGTCCCGCGCTTTTCCCGTTTCGGCTGTGAGACGATTGGCTTGCCCAAGACGGTCGAGCCGAAGATTGCAAAGACGCCTCGAGCCTGTCGGACCTTGGTAAAGGCTAGCACCTGGGCCTGCCGGTATTTCGAGTCAATAAAAACGGAGGCAGCTCGCAGCAACTTGCCGCACGGGTGCAGGAATTCGGTCTGGAGCAGCGCATCGAGCTTCTGCCACACTTCCGGCTCCATCGTGCCGCCGCTCAAAATGTGATACCCCAGCCCCCACGTTTGACCGTTCGCACCGTGACCGACAAACTCAAATTCCAAACGGTCTCCTTGAACGTCGCAGCCTCCGGTGACGACCAGCACGCCGGCGGGAATCGTGAACTGGTTTTCAGTCACGCGGTCCAAATAATCGTAAGCCTCCTGAGCAAGGCCGACCGGATCCGGCATTTCCTCCTCTGGGGCTTGGTAGGTTTCCGCATCAAACGTGTTAATCAGCACGCGCTTCGCCTTCTCGCGATTGTCCGCCGCCTCGATTTTCAGCTCCTCGACCGCAGCCCAGTGCAGGTGGCTCGCGAAGCCCTTCTGAGGCGGGTGCGGCGACATCATCCGCGAACCGTGAAAGCCTGCTATGCCGTTAAACGGCCGCGTTGCCTGCCATCTGCCGTTCCGTATCATCTCCATGCGCTCCGCATCGGAGATTCGGCACTCGCTCTCGGGGCATTCAATCCACGCGTCCTCGGGCTTGTTGCGGTCATATTTGAGCTGGCGTCGGTGCAGGACAAACTCCTTAGAGCAATGGGGGCAGGGCGCGATCCAGACTCGCCAATCGCTTTGAAGCATCAGCGCCTCGATTTTGCTCTTACCCTTCACGCTAGGGTAGCTCGCGGCAATCTTGATTGTGTCCGCATATTCGGATCCGCGAACCCAAAAGATCTCAAGCGGGTCACCTTCATCTGATTCCGTCGATTCGATGGCGTCGATCTCGTCCGCGAAAAGAAAGTTTCCCTTTGCTCTCCGCATCTCACCTGGAGCATTGGAACCGAAAGCATTGACCAAGCCACCGGGGAAAAGCTTATGGAGGATTGTGTTGCCGCTTTTGCGCCTCCCAGAATCGTCGCCAATGAGCGAGGCCAGATCCGGCGTCGGATTAACCAGCTCTCCCATAAGCGTCTCCTTGCTCCACTTCTCGGTCTGCGAGATCGTCGGATACATGACGAGAACGCGACGAGGCGCCTCTGCGATGCTGTGGCCGATTTGGTTCATTACCACCTCCGTTTTGCCCATACGGCTGGCGAGCATGTAAACCGTCATCTGAACGCGCGGATCGTAAGGCGCTTCCATCATCTCTCGCTGATACGGTGCGAAGTCGAAGCGGAAGCGTCTCCCGCCTTCCATGCGCCTGACCTTCTCGGACCATTCCGGCGCAGTCATCGTGCGCTGAAACCTAAATGCCCGTTCTAAGTGCCTGAGAGTCCCTCGGTAATACCGATCAAGTGCCGCCTCGTTCATTTTTTAAGCCGTCAAACAGGTTGCCCGTGGCTCAACAATGCTGGAGCCAGTGTCATCAATTGCGAAAATTGCGTCTCCGTGCCTCGCGAGAAGGTCAAGACCGCCGCAGTTGGAAGTGCAACGCTGGCCGCGTCGAGAAGCCGCAGCACCTTGGAAGTGTCGAGCGTCATCGTCACGCCAATGGGACCAATAAACGTCTCGGAAACCGTGATCGCCGGATTCACGCCCACGGCAGTCCGCTTGATTTCAATCTTGATCGTCTCTCCGGTCGCATCTCTCGCTACCAAGAACTCTCCCGGCTCGATGTCCTCCACAGCCATTTCAATTTGATAGGTTGAGACATCCGCCGAAAGCCACATTGTGCCGGTATCGGAAGCCGTGCGAATCTGGAACTTGCCAGCGTCAGGCATCCTCGAAATGGTTATGCGGTCGTTTTGCGCCACACTCACGCTCCCGGTCGCTACGTTTGCAACCGTCACGGCAGCCTCGTTAATGTTGGCCGCGCTCGTTGCCGCTACGAGCGTCTGGAGCGTTAGGTCAATCTCGACCGTCTCTACGTTGGATGCGCCGCCAGCGATGAGCGTAAGCGCACGATTTGTCATCGTCCCGAAGGCGGAATGGGCAATGGTGAAATCCGCCCTCGCTCCGTTGCTGCGGAACGTGACAATGAAAAGCCCGTTTTGCCCAGATACATCTACGCCACCTGCCGAAACAATGGCGGAAAGTCGATTGAGCGCGAGGCCGAGCAAATGCGCGTCAATACCGGCAGCGGGAAGCTCGACGGTGGAAGCGCCCCAAGTGATCGACCAATCGCCGGAAGCAATCGGAACGGGCTTTTCGAGCGCAAGGGACAAGCTTAACGTGTCACTGCTTGTAATCTCCAAATGATCCGCGATTAGCTCGACGCTGAGACTGTCGCCGGGGCGAATCGCGTCAGGCAATCCCCGCACTTGGCCTTTGTCGTCGTAGCGCAATTTCAACATGTCGGACGCCTCGACAAAACGCCGCGCAAAATCAAGTTGAAAATCCCCGTTGTTTTGTGGAGGCATCGACATGCCCGACTCTCCCGTCATCTCTGGCGTTGCCGACCTGCCTAAATTCTATTTTGCGGAGGGCGCACCTTTCCGACTGACACTCACTATCGGCGCTGAATTTTCAATGACGGGCAAATTCGTGACCTTTGGAATGAGGGCGCGTTCCGGCACGGTCAGACGCGTTTTCGGGACGGATTCCGGCGAGTCGAATCTGACCATTGCGGGGCAAGTCATCACATTCAACATCGCGACAACCGACGCTACCGTCCCCGCCTTTGCTTCCGGCTGGACGTTGGAAGATGTCCAAGCTAAGGGCGAAACCGAATACTGGGTAGATATTTCCGCCAGCGAAGGAAGCGACGTTCTCTTGCGCCTTCAAGGGCAAGCCGATTGGGTGGCGCCTGGATCTGACATCGCTGAATCTTCCGCTGTTGTCGCCTCGCCAGCCATTGATGTAAACATCACCAGCGGTGCGGTATCGGCATCGGTTGCAGTCCTCGGCGCTGCTGAACCGACGCTTACGACCAATACCGCAACCAGCGGGTTAACGGGCATTCTCAAGGCCGCAAGCAATACGCTCGACGTTGCCGTTGCAGGAACTGACTACGTCGCCACGAATGATTCACGCCTGACCGATGCAAGGACGCCCACAAGCCACGTTCATGGCGGGATTTCCAATGCTGGCGCAATCGGCTCGACCTCGGGCCTGCCGATTAAGACCGGAACCAGCGGCGTTCTTGAGGTGGGCGCGTTTGGAACCGGATCCGGTCAATTCGCACAAGGCAACGATGCGCGGTTCCATGATCGCTCGCACGCGATGACCTCGACCAGCGATCACACCGCGCATCGTTGCCTT